ACAATAGAAAGATTTAAAGAAAAAAACAAAACCAATGCCTAGAAAGAAAAACTCAAAACAATATTTTACAAAAGATACGGAAGATGCTATTATAGAATATAATATCACAAATGAACAACTAGTTAAAGATAAAATTTATAAAGATAGGATTAAGTCAGCATTTGATAAGCTGGCTGAAATCGTGTACAATAAATGGAAATTCACATACTTTGATGACGACCCACGTGATGTAATGGCTGAAGTCGTTGCGTTTATGATTGAGAAGATTCATATGTATAAGAACGGTAAAGGAAAGGCATTTTCGTACTTTACGATTGTTGCTAGGAATTACCTTATTCTAAATAATAATGCCAACTATAAGCGCTATAAAGATACTGATATAATGTCAGGATTACCATCTAGTTGGGACACCGAAAATAACTTTAGGGAAGAAGTAAGAAACGAAGACCATCGTACATTTAATCAACGAATGATATTATATTGGGATGTACATTTAGAAGTATTCTTTACAAAGAAGCGTGATTTGCAAATCGCAGATGCTGTATTGGAATTATTCCGAAGAGCAGAATATATTGAAAACTTTAACAAAAAATCATTATATCTTCTTATTAGAGAAATGACGGGCTATCCTACTCATTATATTACAAAAGTTGTGAACAAAATGAAAGAAAAGCAAATGGAATTATATAATGAATATGATAGAGAAGGTGATATAAAAATATAAAATCCTATAATTTTATAATTATAGTCAAACAATAATATATTTATGGGGTCAGAATTTCAATTATTTGATGGTAAGAATTTATCATCATTATTTAAAGACATATACGAAAATCAGCTTAATAAAAAGAAAAACATTTCTGAGCTGATTGAATCTCTGCGTAAACTCATACGCAATGTAGGTGAGGCAACTGTTATAGCCCCTATCATCAAAGACCTTATTGAAGTTTCCGTTAAGAATGATGACCATTTGATTAAACTTGCAACCATTGCCCAACGTCTTGCAGCCGCAGAAGCTAAGGGTATTGGTGAGGATGGTTGGTTAAGTGAAGCAGAGAAGAATCAATTGCTTATGGATATGGAAGACACAATCAATGCGGTTGAAGAAAAGAATAAAGAGAAATTAACGGATATTGAAATTGAATTAGAAGATATAAAAAAGAAACTATAAGATGGAATCATTTTTGGCTACGGTAAAATTAGTATTTTTGAAATCGGATGATTTTCTTAAATTAGATAAAGAAAATGATTTTGCAAAAATATATAATAGTAATAAAAATTTTGATGCTAAAGATGCTAGATTTTTAGGAGCTATTCAATTTGTAAGAAATAGTCCACAAAAAGTTGAAAACTACGCATTTCCTCTTGATAAAAATAATGTAACATATCCTATTGCTGGAGAAACTGTTTTAATCATTACAAATGAAATGGAAAACTTTTGGTTGCCATATACGGTAACGCAATATCCAAATTACAGAGAAGATTATAAAACAACAGCATCCTCCGGTGAAAGAAACTTACCAAAGGCGGATAATAGTGGTAAAAGTAAAGACTATAAAGAAAATAAAAATACAGGCACTCCAAACAAAACTGAAGCGGAGCCTGAATCTAAAAAATCTCAAGATAAAAAATACGATGTAAAAGAAAAGATAAAATTTCTAAAACCTACTACTGGCGATACTATATTAAGTGGTAGAGTTGGTAATACAATTAGATTTTCCGAATTTTTCCTAACAGAAGATAAAAAAACATCATCACCTGCTATATTCATTCGTAATAAACAAAACCCTGAATTAGATAGTAAAAAGATAGGTGAACTAATTGAGGAAGATATTAATAAAGATGGCACATCCGTTTACATTGGGTCAAACAAAGTGAAAATGCCGTTTGTAGAAACAATAAAAAAAGATAAAGTTGGATTTACAGGTTACCCAAGTTCTGGAGATTTAATTGGTGACCAATTCTTTTTAAATTCAGATAGAGTATTACTTTCAGCAAAAGCAAAAGAATTTATTATATTTGGTAAAGGAAATACAGGTATAATAACCGATGGTAGATTTTCGGTTGATGCTAAACAAGAAATGTATTTACATAATGAAAAAAATATAACAATACATTCCAAAGGTAGTAATCAAATATATCTTAATTTTGACTCTGGTGGTAAAATATTTTTAGGTAAAGATGGCTCAACGGGAGATGATGGTGCGGCAGTACAGCATATGGTATTGGGTGGTGAATTAGTTAAAGTATTAAGTGATTTGATTGATGCTATTAATGCTCAAATATTTCTAACACCATGCGGACCAAGTAAAATGGCTCCAACAAATGAAGGAACTTTTAAATCAATTCAAAGTAAATTAAAAGTTATATATTCAGCAAGAAACTTTTTAGCAAAATCATAATAATATGTCTTGGAGTGCGTTTAAATCTACTATGACGGGTGTGATGTCTAATTGGACATATGGTAATAGTATGGAAGGGTGGGCGGCAGCAATTACACAAGCTTATGATACGGCTATTAAAGCCGGTAAAACTAATGTAACCAGTATACCATTACAAATGGGACAAACTGGTGCTATGCAAGGATTATTAATATCCGAATTACATTCTCAACAATTATCAAAATCAAAAACTCTTTTAGATATATGCGGCCCAGCCGTTATAGCATATTGGACCGGTGCTATGATACAATCCATTCCACCAGGAATTCCATGTCCAGGCACAATATCAAATGTATCTGTAATAGTTGCGCCTGTAACTAATCCGGGTAGCTGGTCTCCTATTCCAAATCTTCCATGTAACAATGTTGGTATTTGGTTAGATGAATTTATTATATGCGCAAAGTCGCATGCACTAACCACATCAGGAATACATACTGAAATATCATTGTATCCAGGTGCACCACCTGTACCTGCTCCATGTGTTCAATCTTGGTCTGGATATACTGTACCAGGATAAATTATATCTTTTTATATTTATTAACAAATACAATTAACAATTTTATGAAATCAGATGTTTTAGTATCACTTATTAAGGAAGTGGTTAAAAGCGAAGTTAAACGCCAAGTCAAAGAGGAAGTAATAAAACTTATCAAATCTGGCGATATAACTCTAAATTCTAATAAAAAAGTAGAGAATATTTCTAAACCAAAAAGTTCTCTATCCGAAATGCTTGATATGACTCCAACGTCATTTAGCAAAAAAAATGAGGTTAAATCTCAAAATGTTAAACAATTTACAAAAGACCCAATGTTGAATGAAATATTGAGTCAAACGCAACCATTTACTTCGGCACATAGGTCTAGTGGTGGTATGGTTGGTAGTAGTGTATTGGATATGTTAAAACCAACTGTTTCTATGGAAGGTGATTGGGAAACTATGGATTATAGAGATATGAGTGTGCCAGAACAAGCTCCTCAATTTGAAGCAACTGATAATCCAAATGTAGATGCATTAGCAAAAGCATTGAATAGAGATTATAGAGAATTAGTTAAAAGATTTTAAATAAAAAATGGCAAGAGAATTAGGTAAAATAAAAACGGCAGACCTTCTACAAAATGCATACAAAGTATTAGGTATAAAAATAAATTCCGCAAGCAATGCTGGTGGGGCATTTGCTGTTAATTATACGACCATTCAACAGGCCAAAGATAATTTGATTAATCTCATAATGACCAAAAAAGGTGAAAGAGTGCATCAGCCAGAGTTTGGGTGTGATATATGGAAAATATTATTTGAGCCAATAGTAGATGGCGATATTGATGTGAGAATTGAAAATACAATAGTAGATGCTGTTCGTACTTGGTTACCATACTTATCTATTGATGAAATAATAGTTGATTACGATAATATAGCTATAGATAATCACGAAGTAACGGTTGAATTACATTTTTCATTACAAGATAATCCTAATATAGGCGAAGTAGTAACATTAACAATAAACGAATAATAAATGGCTATCAAAGGTATAAAAAAATCCTGGGGAAGTAATAACAATGTAAATTATATAGGTAAAGACTTTGAAAAGTTTAGACAAAATCTTATAGATTACACAAGAACTTATTTTCCAAACGTGTATTCCGATTTCAATGAAGCATCTCCTGGGATGGTCTTTATTGAAATGGCATCGTTTGTGGGTGATGTATTATCTTTTTATCAAGATACACAATTAAAAGAATCAATGCTATTAAACGCTTCCGAAAGGAAGAATGTTATGTCAATAGCACAATCATTAGGATATAAACCAAAAGTAACATCACCGGCAGTTACCAATTTAACGGTATATCAATTAGTTCCTGCAACTGGCACCGGTGAAAATAATAAACCTGATAGTACCTATTTTTTAAAAATAAAAGATGGACTTCAAGTAAGTTCTACAACAAATAGTAATATAGTTTTTAGAACTGTAGATGTTGTTGATTTTGAAAATGAAACCGATAGAGAAATATCGGTTTATAGTAGAAACCTAACAACAGGCGAACCTGATATGTATTTAGTTACTAAAAAGATACAAGCTATATCTGCTAGTGAAAAGGAAACACAAATATCGTTTGCAACTAATGCAACTGATTATCCAAAGCTAACTTTAAATGATACGAATATTATTCAAATAATATCCGTTACGGAAACTGATACTAACACTGTATATTATGAAGTTCCTTATTTGGCGCAAGAAAGTATTTTTGTAGAAAAAGCAAATACACAACAAAATAGTGATTTCAGTAACCTATCAAATACAGTACCATATGTTTTAGAAGTTCAAAGAGTACCACATAGATTTTCCGTAAAAATAAATTCGGATAATACAATGGATTTACAATTTGGTAGTGGTGATATTAAATTTAATGATGAACAAATACTACCAAATACAAAAAATATTGGATTAGGACTTGCAAACTCAATAACTAGATTAAACACATCAATAGACCCATCTAACTTTTTAAAAACAAATACATTTGGTATTGCGCCTGCAGGAAAAACTTTATCAGTAAAATACACTGTTGGTGGTGGTGTTCAATCAAATGTAAATAGCGGTGATTTAACTTCAATAAGAAAAATAGATTTTGATGAAGATTTATTATCACAAATAAACCGTACATTGTATGATACAATTAAATTATCAGTAGCTGTTGAAAATTTAGAGCCAGCTGTGGGTGGTAGGGATGGTGAGAGTATTGAAGAAATTCGTCAAAATGCATTGGCAACATTTGGTTCACAAAATCGTGCTGTAACGAAGGAAGATTATACAGTAAGAGCTTTGAGTATGCCACAAAAGTATGGTAGTTTGGCCAAAGTTTATGTATCGGCAGATGGTGAAATTGATAATAATTCTCCTGAATCAATTCTTGCAAATCCAAAAACAATTGCCGAATTTACAAATTTAGTAGATGGATTGAAAGATAGAAGCAAGGTAGACATACAAAAAGAATTAGTTAAATACTTAAGTCAAAAAAAGAAATCAATATCGGAAGTAAATAACCCATTTGCTATTAATATGTATGTGTTATCATATGACTCTAATAAAAAATTAACAAACGCAAATAGAGCAGTAAAAGAAAACTTAAAAACATATATAAGTGAGTATAGAATGCTTACCGATGGTGTCAATCTTATAGATGGATTTATCGTAAATATAGGTTGTGATTTTGAAATTATATGTTACAATAATTATAATAAAAGAGAAGTACTTGCAAATTGTTTAACTGAATTGCAGGATTACTTTAATATAGATAATTGGACATTCAATAAACCAATAAACATTTCCGAAATAGAATTGATATTAGCAAATGTTGAGGGTGTTATGAGTGTTCCAGGCGTACACATATATAATTTATGTGGAGGAGACGGTAATTATTCACCAAACAAATATTACATAGATAAAGCTACGCAGGGTAAGATAGTTTATCCATCGTTAGACCCATGTATATTTGAAGTAAAATATCCTAACAAAGACATAAAAGGGAGGGCACTATAATGCATAAATTATATTCGGCATCATATGATGCATCGGTTTATCTACAACAACCTGACCAGAATACTGGTAGGGATGAAGTATTAGAAGTTGGTAAACTTTATTATGGTTCTACAAAAGATATTTATAGAGCTCTTATAAAGTTTGATACAGGCCTAATATCATCATCCATAGTATCTGGAGAAATAACTGGTAGTTGGAAGGCTTTTTTAAATTTAAAAACCATTACAGCCGAAGAAATTCCAGTAGCATATACATTGTATGCAAATGCGGTATCACAAAGTTGGACTATGGGAAGTGGTACAAAGTTTGATAACGTAACAACTGATGGAGTAAGCTGGAAATATCGTAATGGAGTTGATGCATGGCAATCAAATGTAAGTGGCGGAGCCGCTGTATTTGCTTTGGGCACAAGCGGTTCGGCTAATGCGCAGGGTGGTACGTGGTACACCGGTTCACAAGCATCGCAATCTTTTGATTACACAACAAGCGATGTTCGTATGGATGTTACTGATATATTTAAATTATGGTTGAGTGGATCATTACCCAACAACGGCCTTATTATTAGACATGGATTAACAAATGAGTCGGACGTATTAGATTATGGTGCAATAAAATTCTTTTCAAAAGAAACAAATACAATATACGAACCAAAATTAGAAGTAGTTTGGGATAATAGCTTATATGTAACAGGTAGTTTATCACCGGTTACAGGTTCAGCACAAGAAGGATATAAAGTTGTATTAAATAATTTGAAATCAAAATATTTAAGAGATAGTAAA